TCCATCAGCTAAGGGACGACTGCCCCAATGAAGGAAACACTACCATTGGTATCTGTGGGCGTCAACCGGATAGTCATGCACTGGATCACCGTCACGTCGGCGTTGATGGCCCGTTGGATCATGTCAGCCGTCCCGCGACCGCCAGCGAAGGCGATCACCACATCCGGACGCATGAAGTCGATCATGGACTGATTTCGGATCGGGCCGGCGGCTTTGCCGTGCTTCGTCCAGTTGGCAGGAAAGATAGCGACGGGGATGCCGCGCGAGAGGGCCCAATCTTTGGCCATCGTGTCGGCTCCGCGCGCTCCGCCTGACACGACTAGGCCGATGTTCATGCGCTTGGCGTGCATGTCCATCTCGGCTGCGAACGCCGTCCAGTTGTCGTAGTCGCGACCGCCGCAGACCAATACGCGAAGTCCGGCGCTCATCTGGAAACACCCCCAGGGAAAGCGACCTTCCCTATAGAAGCTCCGCATCCACTCGTTTCCGAGCTGACGAACAGGCGAGATGCCGTCCGACTGGTTCCTGCTTCATGGGCCGGCTCGCATGCCGAAGCCTCCACAGGCAGAACCGAGGCGCGTCCCCGGCGTAGAATATTGATCGCGGCATTCGTGTCCGCGTCGGCCTCATGGCCGCAGACGGTGCACTTGAACCGCTCGGCCTTTCGGCTGTCCCCGTCCACCACGCCACAGGCAGCACAGGTGCGGCTCGTGTCGTTGGCGGCAACTAGGATCAGACGGGCGCCGCGCTCCGCTAGCTTGTAGGCCAGCATTTGGCGGAAGGTGCCCCATCCCTGGTCGAGAATGGATCGGTTGAGGCCAGATTTGGCGGCGCGCCCCTTACCGACCGCGCGCCTGGTCATGTTCTTCACCTTCAAGTCCTCAAGAACGACCGTGCCGTGGTTCTGGGCGATGGCCGTGCTGATCCGGTGGAGAAAGTCCTTCCGGGCGTCGGCCAGCCGCATATGCAGCTTCGCCACACGCCGTCGTTGCTTGTCGCGGTTGCGCGACCCCTTCTGCTTGCGGGACAAATTCCGTTGCGCGCGCGCTAGCGTTTTGGCTGCTCGCCGGCCGGGGTTCGGCCCTACAACCAGCTCGCCAGAGGATAGAGCGGCAAAGGCTCGTATGCCGCGGTCAACCCCGACCATCTGCGGCGAGCACGCGGGCGCCCTGGCCTCAACTGTGCGCGGCCCCGCCGCGAACCATGCGCCCCCACGGCGATAGATCGTGCAATTCACCCATGTCGCTGGCGTCGCCCCAGTCCACCTGAAGCGAATGTCTCCCAGCTTTGGAATGCGCAGTTGGCCAGACCGCCGAGACGTACGACGCAAGCTGCAATCGCGGCCCTGCAGCCTGAATGAGTCGTTTTCCCTACGAGTTCTATAGGACGGCGCGCCTGCGCGGCCGGCCCACCAATTAGCATAAGCCTGGTCGAGATCGCTCAGCGCGTAGCTAAGCGGACTGCGGGGCACGTCCGCGATCCATTCGACAGTGGCGCGCAGCTCTGTGATTTCCCGGCTTTGAGTGGCGTAGTTGAAATGCCTGCCCGGCCGCCAGAACGTCTTACGTTGCTCAAGCGCCAAATTGTAGACGAACCGCACCGTGCCGGCCCACTGGCTCAACCGTTCGGCCTGAGCCGCTGTGGGGTAAAGGCGAACGGTCTGGCTGCGCATCACGGACGCCGCATTCTCCTCCGACAGGCTCATGAGCGCGGCTCCTCGGTAGATGAAGGAGGAGCAGGAGCGCCGGCGAGCATGGCGCGGTAGGCGTCTTCCATGGAGCCCATCGGGTCGATGCACAGGCTGGTCTCGTAAGCCGTAGCCATGGCTTCAATCAGGGTTTCGCTCGGCTCTACCGGCACAAGCCGCCAGCCCTCCGTATGGCCTTGGGGTCGGGCGGCGTCCTCGTAGTGGTTCACGAGGTCGAAGACGATTTCCGCCGGGTCATCGTTCGGCATCCAGCCATGAAACGGGCCGGGATGCTTGACCAGGGCGTCGATGCTCTCCAAGAGCGATTTGCCGACTCTGGCCATGTCCGTAAGGTCGGCGAAGTCGCGGCAGCCAGTTTCTGCAAGAGCCTCGTCCAGGCTCTCCTCCGTCTCTACATGGCGGGCGACGGGGTCTTTTTGGGTTCCCGAGCCGTCCCGTGCCAGCCCGTTGAGGGGTTGCCCAGCCGCTAGCCGCGCAAGGGCGCCGCTCAGTTGCTCGGCAAGGTGGCCGCAGAAGTTGCGGTAGCCGGGTGCCCCGTTTGCATCGTCATAGGCCGCCTGGAGTCTGTCGCGCACCTTGCCGATGTCGTGGATGGCCAGCGCGCGATCCAACACACGGCCGACCTCTTCCGCAGCCTCACGAGCGCCGGGCTCGGCCATGATCTCCTCATCGGACATGGACAACGTGTGCTCCACCTTCAGTCCCGTAAGTGCCCATGCGGCGCGACGACAGGCCGCCTGAGTGGCTGCCGATGATTTGTCGAAGGTGACGTTCGGACTGAAGTTATCGCCAATGATGCGCGCGGTTTTCTCCACAACGTCAGCGGCTGGGGATGCGCTATCGGAAGCATCCGAGGACGGCTCGGCACTCCTATCCTCTATGGACTGTCGGATGTAGGTGGTGAGGGCGCGGTGCGCATAGTCGCGCGCTGCCTCGCCGAATTCGGCTGACTCGACGGGCATTAGGGCTAGTTCCGGTTCGGCCTGGATCGACGTGTGCGTGTCGCAGCAACCCTGTTCGTAGGCTTGGGCCAGCAGCTCCAATACCTCTTCTAATAGGTTAGGCATGGGGGTTGGCCTCGCCGCGAGAGGGATATCGCTCCAAGTCCTGGTCCATGATCTCGTCCAAACCGGTGAACCGAACGACCGTGCCGGCGTCGAGTTGTGGCGTGTCCATGACCGCGCACCCGAGGACGCGAAGGCGACGATAGCGCCGAGCATCCAGCGCGTCGGTTCCGACCTCTAGCCGACCGGCGGGAGGGGTGAAGAGGGCGAGGATGGCGTCGGCCATGTCGAAGAACTGCTTTTCAGGCTCGACCGCGCGACATTCATGCGAGCAGTAAGCGTCGTGGCAGGTTCCGTTCTTGGCCGGATCGGCCCAGTAGCAGCATGTCCGCGCCACCTGTTCTCTCAAGTCTGGCGGGGAGGGGAGACCATCCTTGGTGGTGTTGGTCGTACCTATCCGGCCGGTCATGCGACCCTCCGGCTTTCGTCAGCACGAGGCGCGGCACTGCGCCCGAGAGCGAGGATGTTCAGGGCCGCGTTCACGTCGCGGTCGTGGGTTTCCCCACAGGCTGAACAGCTCCACTCCCTTATTCCAAGCCCTGCGATACCTCGCGGCCTCTCCGGCGGTAGTGAGCCGCACGAAGAACAGGTTTGGGTCGTGAAGGCCTCGTCCACTTCCCGATAGCCCGGCGACTTGTACCGGAGCATCTGGCGGAACGTGGACCACCCGGCATCGTGGACGGACTTTGCCATCCGAGTACGAGCCAAGGCTTTAGCGCTGACGCCTCCCACGGCGATGAACGCGTAATCGCGGGAGAGGCGGGTAGAAAGCTTGTGGTGGAAGTCGCGCCTGGTATTGGCGATCTTGGCGCTGATCGCCGCCGCTCGGCGTCTGTTTCTAGCGCGTTGGGCGGCGGCCAGTTTGACCTCAAGCTGTCGGAAATAGCGCGGCGCGGCGATCTTCTCTCCGGTCGAGAGGGCGGCGAAATCCTTTAGGCCAAGGTCAATGCCGACCGCGCCATCGTTAGCCGCTATCGGGTCTGGCGCTTCTACGCGAAGGACAAGCCACCAGCGTCCTCGACCGTCCTCGACAAAGGACCCGCCACCGGCCGCCTCAGGAATCTGGCGCCGCTTGGCTCCAAACACTCGGTACGTCTGTCCGAGATAAGTGACAGCATCGTCGGTGATCCGGCGGCTTTGGCGCTGGAACGGCACCCATCCTCTGGCGCGCTTTTTGCCGAAGCTGGAACGGAACCGCAAATGGGGGCGATGCGCCCGGCTCGTCGCGAACTGATCGCAAACCGATTGCACGGTCTGCTGATGAATGCCGAGATCCTTCCCCACTCCCGCGCACTGCTTGGCGAGATCGAACGCAGACAGCCATTTGCGCTTAGGGCCCCCGGCTCGGTGGCGCGCCAGGGTGTCCTCATGCTGCGCTACGCACCAGTTCCACACCTGGTTGCAGGCGTAAGCATGGGCCGTCAGCCGCTTTGCGACGCGCCGATCCTTGACGCGGTACTTGTAGGCCTTGATCACGGCTTATCCCCTTCTACGGGTTGTTGGAGGAGGGAGCGGGCATACCCGGCAACTATTCGGTAGCACCGGAGAAAGTAGTCAGTGTCGTCTTCCTCGGCGTATCGCAGTTGATTGAAAAGCGAGCCGTCAGCAATACGCTCCAGCCCCGCCTCTAATTCCCTGATCCTGGCTTGGAGATCTTGTTGGGCGAGGATGGCCCGCTGTTCGGCCAGTAGTAGGAATGCTCGCTCCTCCTTCAGCGCATCGCGCTCGGCTTCGGCGGTTTGGGCGCGGCGCTCAGCAGCGGCTTTCTCGACAATCGCGTCGATCACATCCCGGCCGTGAACCTTGTGTGCTTGTTGCAGCAGATAGAGGCACGCGTCACGTTCGGCGATCAGCACCTCCAGAGGCGCGACACACCCCTCCACAACATGCGGTAGGTTCATGCTTTCGGGGTCCGCTTCGGCTGCGCACGCGCAGATATCGCAAAGCAATTTGCTCGCTGCGGCTCGGCGCTCCCCTCGGTCAGTTCCACCGACCGGCAACGCCTTGCGCCGAAGTTCACGGTTCTCGGAAATTAGACTCGCGTTCTCCCCCTCCGCCCTCTGCGCTCTTTCCTCGGTGGCTTGGGCACGAGTTACGCAGTCGGTAATCCCATCAAACCCGGATGCTCTAGTGAAAGCACTATAGTAATCCCACAGTTCGATCTTAGAGCCGCCATCTGCGGTGATGTTGTTGAAGGCTAGATCGAGTAATGCGGGGGCTGCGCGCACAAGCGCTGTTCTGGCCGCTTCCCGCGACTCTGGATCGCTAGACGTCTCCAACAGCGCCTTCAAACCCTCCAGATCCAGGGTGCTCATGCTTGTTCCTCGGGGCGGAATTGGCGGGTTTTCGTGAAGCCGCGCGACTTCAGCGGCGTCTTGGACTTCGGCCAGATGCCGAGATGCTTTGCCCGGATGCGATCGGCCTTGGCGCCGTCGCTGTTCTCTTGGGCGGTCTTCTCCCGGTGTGGCTCGCGCAGGGCCGGGCGAAGGTTGGTCTCTCGGTTCAGGTGCGGCTGGCCAGGCAGCGCGCTTCGCACCGGCTTGACGTGCTCAACGTCCCAGTCGTCTCCGACCTGGATCTTCGCTCCCGTGAGGTGGCAGCGGCCTTCCCAGCGGGCGAACACCCGCAGTTTGACCGCGGTCGGGACCTTGGAGTCGGGCGTCTTGCCGATCCATTCGGGCACCTCGCGCCAGGGCAGGTCGATGGGGATGGCGACGGGCGTGGTCATGCCGCCACCCGCTCGCTCAGCAGCGCGTCGACGTTCTGCTGGTGGACCTTGAAGGAGACGGCCCAGACCCAGGGGTTGGCGGCTGCCGCACCGTCGCCGTTGATGTGCGCCCAAAGCCTGAGGTAGGCGGTGTCGGGCATCGGCGCGTCGATGTTCAGACCCGGCACGCCCCAGTGCTGCATTCCGTCCTTGTCGGCACCGCGCAATTGCACGATCCCTTCGACCTTGGCGTCGCTGATCGAAATCTCTCGCAGCCGCTCGACCCGAACCTCCGTGATCTCGAGCGTCAGGCGGGAGGCCCAGCGGGGCATGTGGATGGACACGCGCGTCTTCGTGAATTGCTGCGGGAGAGCGCGGCTTCCGTCGGAGGCGGCCGGTCGGATGTGACCGTCGGCTGCGTAGCGGACGCTCCAGAGGTTGGGGTCGATGTCGGCCGGACGCTGGTCGTTCGTGGCGTAGTGGCAGGCCCACGTCTCGCGCACCACCAGCAGGTCGCCGGGGACGCCGTAGGGGCAATCGGTGTTGGCCACGTCGCGAGCCGTCAGCCGGACCCCGCCACCACAGGTCGCGCAGTACCAGCCGTTATCGCACCTCCAGGCGGGAGGCTGACAGACACAGCTGGCCGCGCCGCGAGGCCACTTGATCGTGCGCCGAGTCTGCGTCTTCGTCCCGGCGAGCAGGGCGCGGACCATGGCGCCGGAGAAAAGGATGGGCCTGGCTTTCATCGCGGGTCGCTCCCGATGCAGATGGCCCCGGTCCCGTCCTGGCCGGGCTCGAACCACACGGCCTCGACCGGGTGGGCGATGCCGTTGACGATCAGGCGGACGGGGAGGTTGAAGGGGATGCGCCCGGTGTAGCCGCTCAGCGACTGGCGGAGCTGTGCGAAGGCCATCGTCTGCACAGGACGGCCGCAGGGGACGTCGGCACAGGCCTGGGCGCGGCACGGTCCGTCGGTGACGGGGCAGGTGCGCTCGGCTGCCTGAAGGGTGGGGTGGGGGCTGATCATGCGGCCCTCGACTGACTGGAGAGCTCGGCTTCGGCGTCCAGGTAGGCGCCGATCAGGTTCGTGAACGCCTCGACGTCGATAGCATCGCCGTACAGGCGCAGGCGTCCCAGACGGGCGGGACTCGCATCAACCAGCGGGCATGTGCCGGGTTCAACCGGCCGCCAGCGGGCGTCTCGGCAGAGGAGCCAATCAACAACGCCACCGTCTTGCGAGATGAGTCCGTGTTCCCGGCTTCGTTGTAGGTGTCCGTTCCAGGGCTTCCCGCCATGGGCGTCGGCCATCCCGCTAGGAGAGCCTGCGTCCGCAGGCTCTCGCCCCCCTGCTTGTTGTCCGCTCGCTTGGCTCCAGTGCCCTCGCTGGTCGTCGGCGTCGCCCATCCTGCCAGGCAGGCGATGTTCTCCAGGGTGACCGTGGCCTTCGACCCGTCCGGTCTGCGGCCACCGGCCGTCGTGCCAGGGGGCACGCTCTGCCCACCGCTCGGCGTGGTTGGCGTCGGCCACGAAGCCAAAGCGCTGTCGCCGGTGGGCGCCTCCGAAGCCCGCAGCCGGAATATCAGCCGCCCCGAAGGCGTAACCGACGCCTTCCATGTCAGCCGATACAAGATCGAGCCACGTGTCCGCGTCCGCAGATTGCTCACCAAAGAGCTTGTGAGGCCGGCTGACGCAGATGAGCCGAAACCATTCCGGCCAAAGGTGGCGCGGGTCGTCGAAGCCTTTGCGGAGGCCCGCGGCGCTGAAGGGTCCACAGGGGCAAGATCCTGTCCAAACAGGTCGGTCATCGGGCCATCCGGCATTGCGCAGGCAGAGCGACCAGAGACCGCCTCCCGCAAAGAAGTGGCATTGGGTGAAGCCGGCCAGGTCTTCCGGCTGGACAGCGGCGATGGAGCGCTCGTCGACCACGCCCGGCGCGATGGCGCCTTCCTCGATGAGGTTGCGCAGCGTGGCGGCCTTTTGGCGGTCGATCTCGTTGTACCAGGCCGGCATCAGGGCGCCGCCTCGATCTCGGCGACTCGCGCATCCATGCTGTCGGTCAGCGCCTTGAGCTTGGCCGGACGGGCGCGAACAGTGAGCGGCTCCGAAACGGCCCGCTCGAGCGGCCAGCCGTGTTTGAACAGGCGCTGCTTGAGAGCGGTGGCCGGCAAGCCGACTTCCTCAGCTAGCGCGCCGACGGTCAGGAGACGGCCATGGTAGGTCACATGGCGGTTGGTTGACTGGTTGCGCGCCTGCTCCTTTTGCGTAGCCCAGGTGCAGTTCGATGGCTCGTAGTGGCCGTCGTTGTTGCGGCGCTCGATCGTCAGATGGTCGGCATAGCCGTTAGCCATGGCCCAGGCGCGAAAGGCGTCAAAGCTTTCGGCCCACTCGGCGCAAACGCGGATGCCACGGCCCCCATAGCGCGCATAGTGGCCGCAGGCCGGCGATCCGCACCGCCGCTTCATGGCCTCCCAAATCTTGTAGAGTCGGCTCCCCCTACCGCCATGAGTGCGAGCGTTGCCGCGTTGCGCCGCGCACGCCATGCAGCCGGCGGAGCGCCCGGAGCGCAGGCTTCCGATGAACACCGGCTTTTCCGCGCCGCAGGCGCAGCGGCAAAGCCAGTGCTTGTCCGGGCCCCGCCCGATGACCGTCCAGCGACCGAAGGTCTCGTTTGTCAGATCCAGGCGCCGGCTCATCGTGCCGCCCTCGAGGCCGCGGCCTTCTTGCGCCCGTTCAGCGCGGCGACCAGCTGCTTGGCGAGCGGGGCGTTCTCGGCCTCGAGCGCGCGGTATCGGCGCGTCGCCTCCTTGTCGGCGAAGAAGCCCTCGATCTCCTCGACGGTCTGCAGGCGGGTGTCGTCGGCGATGATGTCCTCAGCCCAGGCCTGGACGTTGAAGGTCTCGGGCTCGCTCGGCCGATCCCCCGGAAACATGTCCTCCTCGGGGTTGTCGTCCACGGGCTCGAGTTCGCGCTCGATGATCTCGCCGGTGTCGGGGTTGTGGGCTTCGGCGGCGCCGTCGGTGAACTCGGCCTCGGCGTGTTCGGCCTGGCTGGCGGTGAAGCCCTCCGAGGACGGCGCGGCCGCTGTCAGCCGCCCTGCGAGGCCCGGCGGCGGCGCACGGCCGGTGACGTTGCGCATGGTGTCGGCGTTGTCGATCAGCTCGTCGGGCGTGTAGACGCCGAGGATCACTTCGGGCGCGTGGCGCCGGGCCCAGGACCGGATGGCGAAATAGCCGAGCTGCTGGTCCGGGTCGGACTTCCACAGCGGCGAGTTCTTGGTGGTGATCTGGCCGAACTGCGGGCTCTCGTAGACCTTGGTCGTGCCGTCCAGCATCTCGACGGAGACGATGCAGCGGCGGCTCGGGCCGGCGCCGTCATAGCTGTAGTCCGGCCGGCGCTTGATCGGCGCTCGGGTATGCACCACGGCGGCGACCAACTGGGCCTCGTAGGCCAGGCGGTCGTTAACGCTGTAGGACTTGTTGGCCACGGCGAACGGATCCATCTCCCAGCGCATGGCCTGCATGGCCACCGCGAGGCAGGCGCCCTCGTTGCCGCGCAAGTGCTTGGGCAGGGCGATGTCCGCGCGGGCCATGACGGTGGCGAAGGCGACCACATCGCCCAACGAGCGCGGCAGCAGCATGCCACCCGTGCCTGTGCTGCCCATCTCCACGCCGGCATAGGCGGGCGCGGGCTTCTTCGAATCTACGGTGGCGACGGCGGTGCTCACGGCGGCTCCTATTCGGCGGCGTGCTGGTAGGGATGGGCGGTCTTGAAGGCTTCGATCTCGGCGTCGATCGACTTGGCGGCCCAATCGCTGATCGGCAGGTACTCGCCATCCTGCTGGGCGCCGCCGGGCCCGGGCCACTCGCCACTGGCCACACACTCGGCGAACAGACGCAGGGCGGCGGCGTTCTGCATGGCGCCGCGGGCCAGGTCCTCGGGCGTGATGGTGGTCACGCGCACGCACCACGGCGCTTCCTTCTCGACCCAGACCAGGGTGAAGGTCTGCATCTCGCGGCCGAGGACTTGGCGGAACGCCTCGCCGACCAGAGCGCCTTGCTGGTGATAGCCGTAGTCGGCCAGGGACCGGCGCAGGGCATCGGTGGAGACGCTGACGCAGGTCTTCAGGTCGGCGACGTCCCCGCTGGTGTTGGGGATCGCGTCGGGGCGGCTCTTGCACCACATGCCGGTGTCAGGGTCGCGCCAGATCAGCGAGCGCTCCACGGCGCCGTCGAGGATGCCCGCCTTGACCAGCGGATGCACCGACAGGCTCCGCGCCATGCCGGCGATGTTGGCCAGTTCGTTGTCGGTGATGATCGTCAGGCCGGCGGCGATCTGGTCGGCCCTCCACTCCTTCGCCGCGTCGGTGCGCCAGTCCTTCCACTTGTCGGGGCGGACCGCGAACTCGGCGTCGAAGCCCTTGCGGCCCTGCAGCAGCAGGTGGTGGGCGGCGCGCCCCAGGCTGAAATGCGGGCGCTCCTCGGGCTCCTTGGGGGCCGGGTTGAGGCTGCTCTCTTCGAAGTAGTGGGCCGGCGAGCGCGACCAGATCGTGCGCAGCCCGCTCGACGAGATGCTGGGCCCGTCGCAAGGCTGATCGTGGTACTCGGCCATGGTCAGGTCGTAGACGCCGTTGCGCGTGATCTTCGCGCCGGGCTTGAGCTTGATCGGCTTCATGGGCGGCTCCTTCAGAAAGGCAGTTCGGCGAACATTTCTTCGCGCTGGCGCTCGCGCTCATCGGCGCGGGCCAGGGCGTCTCGGATGACGGCCTCGCGGGCGGTCTGGGACATGGCGCCGAGGCTCTGCAGCTCGTCGTCGATCAGCCCGCGCATCACGGCGGCCCGCGCCGGCGAGAGCAGGGCGGCGAAGCTGTAGAGCCCGCGCAGCCGGAAGATGCGGAAGGAGCGGGCGTTGGCGGCCTGTTGGGCTTCGGTCAGGCGGCGGCGCGGCTTGTCGGTCTTGCGGGTGCGGAGGGTCAATTCAGGCTCTCCGTCGGACAGGGCATCGCGAACAGATCGCCGGCGCGCTCGCGCTTGAGCAGCGTTCCGGCTTGGAGCGGCGCATGGGTGTGGGCGCCGACCAGGGTGCTCAGCAGGTCGATGGTGGCCGGGCTATCCGGCAGCTCGCTCAGCTGATCGACGGCCACGGTCAGGAGGCGCGCGATCTCTTCGAAGCTCTCGCGGGGCGTCATCATCGCGACCGCCTCGCCGCCCAGATGAACAGGAAGGCCAACCCGGCGCTGAACACCGCCGCCTCGGCGAGGTCGATCAGCGCTTGTGATCCGAGCAGGCCGGTCAGGAACGAGGCGACAGCGGCCAGCACGAATGCCGCGAGAATGGCCAAGCAGTAGCCGCGCACGGTCGGCCGATTGCGCCGGGTGTCGCCGAGGTGCTGGACGATGTCGGAGCGGAGGGCGCGCATATCAGTCCCCGCTGTCGACGGTCATGTTCAGACCGCAGTGCTTGCAGTGGCCGGGATGCCAGCCGCGACCGTGGTTCGGGTTGTGGCCCTCCTCGGTCTTCTCGTGCTTGCAGAGGGCGAACTTGAAGACGCGCGGCTTCATCGAGTTGTGCATCTCGATCAGCACGCCCGAGCCGTCCCAAGCGGTGCCGCCGCCGGGCAGCCCACGCAGGAACACCGTGCAGTATTTGGAGTAGGTTGCGCCCGGCAGCTTGAACGCCAGATTGTAGGGAGCGTTCTGGAGCGCCGTTGTCACCGCGATCTCGAACAGCGCCGCAGACGGGTCGGTGATCTCTTCGAGGTTCGGAAGAACCTGCTGTGCGCCCCATGGCGTGTAGGGGTGGAAGTAGGGCTTGCCGTCTTCCTCGAAGACGTAAAACCGATGATGGTCACGGCCCTGCATGTCAGCAGCCCTCCGCATTCATGGTGGTCATCAGCCCGCTCGTCGCGGGCAGGAAGTCGGTGAAGCTGGCCGCCATCGCAGCCTCAAGATCGGCGAGGTCCCGCTTCCGGCCCTCGGTCAGCTCAGGACCCCAGGCCGGGCTCGCGATTTCGCGGACGAGGTAGCGCTGGATCGCCTCGCAGGCCTCGCGGTCGAAGCGGGCGCCGGTCTTGTGGACGACGTAGCCGGGAGGGCCGGCGGCGTAGGCGATGCTCATGGCTGGGCCTCAGCCTTCGCGATGGCTTCGCGCAGGGCATCCCGCGCCTCACGGAAGGACGGCACGTCGGGCAGCTCCAAGAACGCGCCATCCAGCACCGCCTCGGCGTGCTTGGCCGCCCGCAACATCTCCGGGCTGGCCTCCATCATCGCCGGCGTCGGCGCCGTCTTCCCGGTGGCCGCCTCGTACAGCGCAGCCTTGCTGGGGAAGCTGGCGTAGACCGCGCCCGTCGAGAGCCCAGCCGAGCGCGCGATGGTGCGGACGTCGACGCCGCAAAAGCCCTTCAGCTCGAAGGCGGCCTTGGCGGCGCGGAGCACCGTCTGGCGGGTCTCGGCCTTGCGCTGGGCGCGGAGGGTCGGAATGGGAAGGGAGCCGTCCATCAGGCTGCCTCGCCTTCGGCGTTGGCAATGGCCTCTTCCGCGCACTCTTCGCAGTAGAGTTCGCCGGTGACCTCAAAAGCCTCGACGTTGACGGATCCGAAGTCGTCGCCGCTGCACCCGCAGCCAGCGCAGACGGACAGGGAGTGGAAGACGGGCTTGGTCATCAGAACGGCACCTCTTCGAGTTCGCGCCTGACCGGCTCAAAGGCCGGGCGCTCGGCAGGTGCGGACCGCGCCGCATCGCGAGCGAGCTTCACGACCAGATCGATCAGGAAGTCCTGGAACCGTCGGCTCTCGTCGCGGAAGCCCTGGGTCAGGTGCAGGTGCTCTTCGAGGATCGTGCCGACCAGGAAGTTGCCGCCCCGGTTGATGGTCGCGCGGGCCAGATAGATCGTCTCGTTCTTCGCCATACCGAACACGTCAGGACCGAGGGTTTCGGCGACGACGATGGGATGGCGCACGGGGTAGCCGATGCGGGCCAAGAAGCCCTTGGCGTCGTCGATCTCCGCCAGATCATGGCGGGACAGTTCGGCCGGCTTGACCTTCGCCTCGCGCTGCGCCCACTGCTCGGCGCTCTTGACCGCCGAGCCGACGACGCTAGTGACGCCCTTGCGCTCGCAAAGATCGAGGATCAGCTCGGCGAATTCGGCCGAAGGGCTGTCGAAGGTCAGGACGCTTTCGAAGCCGGCCGTGTTGGTCAGGGCCTGCTCGACGACGCGCCGGTCGGTGCAGTTCTGCAGGGTGCGGGCGATGTAGTACCGGGCGTACCACTCGCTCGCGAGGGTCCGGTCTTCCGTGAGCGTCAGCGACTCCGTGACGTTGTAGGTGTAGGCGCTCGGCTTGTCGTACTCGGCCACCAGCACGCCGCGATAGAACAGGCCGAAGCTCGTGCCCGGGTGGACCTCGACTTCCTTGCCCGAATAGATGGGCTTGGTGCTGACGAAGTAGCGGGCGCGGTTCTGGGCGGCATCGGCGAAGGCCGTTCCCGTCACCCAGATCGTCGTGTGGCCGTCGGCCGGCTCGACCCGGTTGAAGGCGATATCGCCGCTCTCGTCCAGGCAGTTGGAGTAGAGCTCGCGGAACACCTGCCACATCTTCCAGTGGGCGCCGAGGTGCGTCGTGAAGCCCAGCCGCTGCGAGCCTTCCGGCCCGCTCATGCGGATGAAGTCGAACTCCTTGCCGCGCACCTCGCCGGGCTCGCGCTCGAAGTCGTAGCGGTCGAGGCCGCGCCAGATCGTGATGCGATGGCTGGTCCGCAGCAGCGAGGCGATGGCGTACTTCAGGCCGGTGCCGAAGAAGCCGATGGGGTTCTCGCCGTCCTTGGCGGAGACGCCCATCGTGGTCACGGCCTCCATCGGGATCAGGCCGGGGTTCGTCAGGGAGACGATGCTGCTCATGGCTCAGGCCGCCTCGGTCGCTGCGGGCGTGAAGTAGACGCCGACGATGTTGTGCTGGCAGAACTCGGCCTCGCAGACATCGCCCTTCCAGACGCGGACGTAGGGGATGTGGGCGTGCAGACCGGACTTCGTGCAGGCCTCGATACGGGTGACCCCGAGCACTCCGACCCGGTAGCCGATCGATCCCTCCTCGCTGAGGTAGACGTCGATTTCGCGGATCGGCTGTTCGACAGGATGCTCGCTCATGGCTCAGGCCGCCTTCATGCTGGTGTTGGAGGCCGTCAGCCGGCCCGTTTCCGCCTGGACAGCTTCGAGTTCGATCCGGGCCGCTTCGTCGCTGACCGCCAGGGCCTGCTTGATCAGATCGCCCGACTGCTGAGCGGCGGCGCGATACGAGGCCAGAAGGTTGCGGTAGGTGCTGTCGGCGTTGCCCGCGTCGAGCCGAGCCCGCGCCATCTTCAGGTAGTCGGCGGCGTCATCGGCGCTGCGGCCGGCCTGTTCACGAAGATCGGCGGCGTGGGTACGGAACCGCTTCACCTTGAGGTGCGGATCGGCCTGCTCGCGCAGGGCCCGCTCATAGGCCTCGGCGACCTTCAGCGAGCCGCGAACCGGCGAACCGTAGTCCGCATAGTCGGCCTCAATCCGAAGCGCCGCGATGGTGTTGGCGAGCGAGCCGTAGCGGCGGATTTCGTCCGCCAGGCACTCGACCTGGGCGGCGTCCAGCGCAACCTGCGCGGCGGTGAAGGTCTTGCTGATCTCGGCTGCGGTGGCGGCCATGGGTCTCTCCCCGTTCGACAGGGAGATGTAACCACGGGTAACGATTGCTGTCCACCAGAAACGTAACGCGGTGTTACGATTTTTACCGCACGACCGATATTGACGTAGGCGGCCGCCACGGTTTGCCCATGGGGGAAATCATCCAGATCGCTCGCTTAGTCGAGCCCGCGCCGACGCTTTTGACGCTGTTCTATGTGCGCTCGTACTGGCGCGATCGGGGCCAGCTGGTCGAGGGAAAGCTGGAGCAGTTCGCCAACATGGAGTTGGCGCTCCGCGCGGGACGCCGCGCAGGGCTGCGCGCTCCCGCCGTCCGTGTGTGCCGGGTTAGGGGCAACCCTGAGGCCGACTACTGGGAAGAGGCGGTCACCGTCGCCAAATTCGGTGAGCGAGCCGATGAACTGCCTAGGGCTTAGGCGGGTATCCGAGCCGCAGCGGCGCTCGGAATCGGCCGGCCCAACTCTTGCGCGTGGTCGATCCATTCGCGGATGGCGTCGTGCGCGTTTTCGAGCGCTTCGATGTCCGTTTCGCCGTCGGACATGCAGCCGGGAAGCTCTGGGACGCGGGCCAGGAAGCCTCCACCGTCTTCGTCGGCGAGCGGTTCGATGATCACCGTGTAATCGGTCGGCTTCATCGCTCTTGACTTCTCCTCACCGCCTCAATGTAGGTGACCAGCTTCCTGATGTACACGGGCTTGATCGGCCGCCGCGCAGGAATGGTCAGGATCTCGACCTGGCTAGGGTGCGATACCTTGTAATGCGAACCGCCTTTCGGGGTTGCTAAGCGGACATTGAACGCAGCGCAAGCGAGGCGCACATCCTCGATCTTCCAGTCATCATGCGGCTTCTGGCGCATGGCGATCAGGGTTGCCGTGCCCTTGCCCACTAGCCGCCCGTGCCCGTCCTGCCGAGGATGGTCTTGACAGCCTTCACCAGCTCGGCCTTTTCGTCGGCCGGCGCGTTCTCCAGCATCGTCGCTACTTCCTCGACCTCCGCGCTGAACCGTTTGGGCTCCTCGTCGCGCCAGGGAGTTCCCTCGCGCCGCAGCAGCCATTCCCAACGCACATCGAGCAGGTCGGCCCACTGAACTGCATGTTCGAAGTCGAGCGGGGTGTTTTTAGAGCGGTCAGGGTCGCGCTCGTAGGCCTTGTAGCCATGCTCGCCTAGGCCGGTCTTCCGCGCGAATGAGGCGGCGCTTCGGTACGCCCCATGGGTCTCTCGAGCCCACAACAGCCGTTGCCAGGCGTGCTCTAGGTGCTGCCAGCGTAGGTCTCCGCGGTCTCTAGCCATGCGCCGAAGGTAACTGACGGTGACGTTACTGTCGGTCACGAAAGCCCTTGAACCCGTCCGTAACTACGAGTAACGTCTTGGAATGATGTTTCAGACCGCTGCCGAGCTGATCGAAGCCAAAGGAGGACCCGCCGCTTTCGCGAAAGCGATCGGCAGCGACCCCGGCGCCGTCCGCATGATGAAGCATCGCAACAAACTCCCCCGGACTGTCTGGCCCGAAATTGTCGAGGCCTATGAGGACATCACCCTGGCCGACCTGAAGGCCATCGAGGGGCAGACCGCCTGATGTCGATCCTTCTCGCCATCGCCTGCTTCTGCGCCGCCATCGGCCTCGGCTCGATCGCCTTCAAGAGGGCGGACGACGCTTTCAGGATCGACCGCCGCCTCAACCTCCCAGCCCGCGGCAACGCGCGCGTCAACTGGCGGAGGGCCTGAGGGGTGGGGCAGGGGGCGCGCGTCGATGTTGCGAGCCGGCAGCAGCTGCGAGCCTTTGCGCTCCGCGCATACGGCCCGGAAGGTATCGAAGTCGCCGATACCGTGAGTGATCGCTGGGAGGCGATGACGCCGGAAGAACGCGAGGCCCACATCAATCGGATTGCTGGTGGGCCCTCGCATGCTTGATCGCCAACTCCAGCATTTCCATCATGGACGCGCTCAGGATGCTTTCCGGCGTGTCTCGACTTTTGCCCCGCTCGGTGCGTTTGTTCAGGTGCATCTGCGCGACGTCGTAGTGTCGCGCGAGGGTCTCCAGGGAAACGCCCTCTCCCAGCGCCAGGACCATCATGTTTTCGATGGCCTGCAGTCGCGCTTTGACCTCGCCGTCCATTCCCATTGCCCCGTTGAGTTCTTGCCAGTTCCCAACGGAGCACGCGCCAGGTCAGTCGGCAACGGCCGGTCTGGCGCTTCCCTTCGCGCCGCCAGCCCTCGCCCCCCCAGCCCCACGCGACGTGAAAGCGCCCAGGATCAGCGTGATGCGGTCCTGGGCGTCCAAATTCTGCATCAAGAGCGCGGTTGCCGCCTCGCTCTTCCTGTCGGCCGCTCTGCCAAGAGCAGCCGCTGCGGCCGGAACCATCCGCGCCGCTATCCGCCAGCGGGCCGCCAAGCCCGCCTTCTCAACCATTTCATCGAACCAGTTTTCGCAAGGTTGGTCGTCCGCGATCAGCACCCCCGTGAACTCCTGTCGGAAAGGTCATCCTCATGATGGCTCGGACAGGAGCGGGTTACATGCCCCTCGGAAGGCAACTTTTCGGACGGTCCATGGCCGAGGCCCTGGCCGCGTTGCTGGCGCAGCGCTATCGCACAGCCAAGGACTTGGCCCGCGGCGTAGGGATAGACCTCGACACGGCAAAGAACCTGCACAAGGGCCACCTGAGCGTCACCACGCTTCAGAAGGTGCTGGCCGCCGAGGGTCGCGAGCTGTGGAACCGGCTCGGCGATGAACTCTACGGCGAGACGTTCTATGACTTCGAAGAACGGCGGATCACCGCCGCCTTAAGGGAGGCCGAGCATGGACTTTCGAACGTTCGTCGCCTCCGCGAGGAGGGTGCGCAGCTTCTGGCGAGCGCCGCTCGCATGGACGAGGCTTCTGCGGGGCGAGGCGATGCTTCGGGCCGGGACAGCGAAGGCAGAGCGCGGAGTGGCGCTGATCAGGTCAGCGGAAGCGCGCCTGAGAGCACTCGGGCTCGGGGCGCCCGATGAGCCGCGTCCCGATCAGGACCAAGGCTGAGGCTGAAGGCCTCGATACCGACGAGCTGATCGCCGGCTATCACGACGGCAGGGCCGGTGAGCCCGAGCCCGGCGACAACCGCTCCCTTTCCTTCTGGCATGGCTGGCGCAACGGCGCGGTCGACGGCGGTCATCGCCCGATCGACCAAGCGCAGCGCGCCCTGGCCGCCGACTACGCCGCCACCACGCGTACTTGAACCACCCGCCGCGCGCCCCGCGAGTGGGCGCCGGCTGCATCGACCGAATAGGGGAAGCGGCCGACCCCTCTCAGATCGCCGCTTGAAGGGGAGGCTGGCATGGCCAGGACCCGAAAAACTGCGCCTGAAAGCGGGACTGCAACGGTTGATGCCGAGGCCGCGCGGCCCGGCCACAACTCCGCCGGCACGGCCAACGACGACAAGCGCCACCTTCTGTTGGCCCACGTCGCGGACATCCGCCGCCAGCTGGTCGAGGTCGACCGCATCAAGGCCGAAGCGGCGGAGGCCTCCAAGGAGTTGGGCGACCGCTACCGCCTGGCCAAGATCGAGCTCGGCAAGACCTACAGCCGCAAGTTCATCGAGCGCGAGATCATCGAACCGCTCAACCGGCTGCGTGAAGGTGGCCAGCGCGAGTACGACGAGGAACGCTCGTTCGCCCGCGAGACCTTCGGCTTCCCCAGCGGCCCCCAAGGCGAGCTCTTCGCCAACATGGGCGACGACACGGCGGCCGAGCAGGCGCGCTGGGGCGAAGCTGGCTATCAGGCCGGTCTGCAAGGCCTCGACCGCGACGCGCCGGATCGCTGCCCGCCCGTCTGCGTCCCGACCTATGAGCACCGCTGGCTCGACGGGCAGAAGGAACTGGCGGCGGCCTGGGAGACGCGCAACCGGCTGACCGCGGCTTCCAGCGATACCTCAGCAGATCAGGACGATGAGTCGGATGACGAGGACGCCGACCTCGACCCGGCCACCATCGACGCCGAGGCCAGGAAGCTGAAGCGCGGCGGCTTCATGGAGCGCCGCGCGGAAGCCGAAGGCTCCGAGGCGGCCTGATGCACTTCCTCGGCATTGATCCCGGCCTGGACGGCGCGCTCGCGCTCTACGACCCCTCGCGCGGCACGCTCGATGTTCGGGACATGCCGACCGCTACGCTGCCCAAGGCCGGCGGCTCCGGAAAGCGTCGAGAGATCGACGTCTTCGCCCTCGCTGTCCTGCTCGATGGCTGGTCGCATCTTCGGCTGCGCGCCTTCATCGAGCAGGTCGGCCCGACGCCGCAGATGGGCGTCACCTCGGCCTTCAGCTTCGGGGGGTCTTTCTGGGCCGCCCGGATGGCCTGTGCCGCTCACTTCATTCCGACTGAGCTTGTCGGGCCCCAGCGCTGGAAGCGGGCCCTGGTGGTCAAGGGCGGCGCCGACAAGACCGACGCTGTGCGGGGCCGGGCCTCCGAGCTCCTTCCGCACCACTGCCACTTCTGGACCCGGGCCAAGGACGACGGTCGCGCCGAAGCGGCGCTGATCGCCCTCTTCGGCTCCCAACAATCCCACGCGAGGGCCGCCTGATGGCCAAGGACGTTCACGACCGCATCTGCTGGCGGACCGGCTGCCGGGTCAGGGCGGTGCACCAGATCTCCAGCGGAGCCTTCTACTGCGACGAGCACGTCCCCTACGACTGGAGCGACGAGCGGATCGTGTTCCTCAGGACGCTCCACAGCGAAGGCTTGAGCGGGAGTCAGATCGCCAAACGCTTCGGCGTCACGCGAAACGCGATCATCGGCAAGCTGTCCCGGCTCGGGCTCACGGGTAAGGGATCTGGCCGCGGCAACAGCCCGCGGAATGCCCAATCCCACCTCAACGCCCCTGGGCGCCGTCTAAACGTCGTCACCCACGCCAGGCCGGCGGCCCCCAGCAAGCCCAAGATCGCCGCGGGACGCGCCGACGGCTCGGCTCTGGCCTTGGTCATGCACGGGCCGGGATCCAGGTTCCCGCAATCCGGCGCCGCGCCTATCCGCACGAAGGGGCCCGTAGCCGGCTCACTCAACTTGCCCATGTCGCACCGCGACTTCGGCGGCTGCCGGTATCCAACCTCGGGCGAGGAAGTCTCAGAGCACCTGTTCTGCTGCCTGCCAACGGATGATGGTGTTCCGTACTGCCCCGCGCACGCCAAGATCTGCTTCGCACCTGTGCCGACACGCGGACCGAAGAGCGCTTCCGAACTGGCCCGCAGCCTTCGGCGGTATCTCTGATGACGCCCCTAACACCCCAGCAAAAGCTCTGCCTGGACGGCATCAAGGATCTGACCATCGACGGCGTCGGTCCGACCTACGATGAGCTGCGCGAATACATGGGCATCGCCAGCAAGAGCGGCGTGTTCCGGTGCGTCAACGCGCTGGTCGAGCGCGGCCATCTGCGGCGCTTTCCGGGTCGCGCTCGGTCGCTCGAAGTGGTCGATCGATCCGGCGCCCCCTACACCGTCGAAGGCCTGTCCCGCCTGAGCGCGTGTAGCCTTCAACTCGTCATCGAGCGGTGCTCGGCGCTTCTTCAGTCGAGGGCGTCATGATCGTAGAACGCCGCAGCCTTACCCATAGACGCTCCCTCGAAGACAAGATGGAGGACGCCTTTGCTGTGATCAGCGAAGAGCGTTCTGCCGCCCAGTCCAAGGCGCGCGTCGCCTCCGTCCTAGCGATCCTCAAAGCCGAGCCGCAGGCCGTGCAGGAAGGCATCATGGCCGGCCTCAAGGCCATGCTCGGCAAGCAATACGCCAAGCCCAGCACTGGACTTCAAAAGCGGCCCGGGTCGGGCCGAGCCGTCGACGCCGCCGAGGCCCTGTTCAAGACGGGGAAGGCCGCATGACCAGCCCGTCCTATGTAATCCCCGCCGAGATCGCCGACCACTGCCTCAAGCCCTCCGGCCACGCCGATCTGGTCAGGCTGATGATGCGCGGCGCCCGCCCCGAGCCGCTGGCCATGCTGCGGATCCTCAACGGCGGCTGGGTTGTCCGCTACGCCTTCAAGGAGCCCGTCCGCACCCCTGACGGAGTGGTCGACCACTTCCAGGCGACGCTCGCCGTGCATCCGGAGGGTCACCTCGGATGACGCACGATCTTCCCGCCGGCCCCTTCTCCTGCATCCTCGCCGACCCGGCCTGGCACCACGCCAGCCGCTCGACCAAAGGCCAGACGCGCCGATCACCGTCCCACCACTACCCGACGATGCCGCTCGCGGAGATCAAGGCGTTGCCCGTGCGCGCGGTCGCGGCCAAGCATGCTCACCTCTTCCTCTGGACGACGTGGCCGCACCTGCCCCAGGCGCTGGAGGTCATGGCGGCGTGGGGCTTCTCCTACAGCTCCGGATTCCTGACCTGGGTGAAGCTGAACCCGCGCTCGGCCGACGAGATGTTCCTGCAGCCGGCCAACTTCCACGTCGGCATGGGCTACACCAGCCGGAAGAACTCCGAGATCTTGCTGCTCGGCCGCCGGGGCAGCCCCAAGCGCCTGTCGAAGTCCGTGCGCGAGCTGATGATCGCCGCGCGCCGGGAGCATAGCCGCAAGCCCGACGAGACCTTCGCCCGGATCGAGGCCTACTGCGCCGGGCCGCGCCTCGAGATGTTTGCCCGCGAGAGCCGGCCGGGCTGGACGGCCTGGGGGCTGGAATCGACCAAGTTCGATGAAGCGAGGGCAGCGTAATGGACGCGTCCGACATCGCCACCGCGACCCCTGAGGCGCTACAGCGCTTCGTCACCGAGACCCTGGCCGCCAATCGGCTGATGCGAGACGCCTTGGCGCTCGCGGAAGAGAATGCCGCCCTAAAGCGGCGGATCGCCGAGGCCAATATCGCCGCGAAGTCCGCCCACGACCTGATCCTGGCCGCGGTCGCTGCGTCCCATGGCCTCTCCGTCATCGAGTTGCGCTGCGACCGCCGCTCGCGCTGTTTCGCCTGGCCCCGACAAGAGGCGATGTGGCGCCTGCGTCAGGTGAAGCTGAGCGACGGCCGGCCGCGCTATTCGCTCCCCGCCATCGCCCGGATCGTCGGCGTCGGCGACCACACGACGGTGCTCCACGGCATCCGGGCCTATGCGGGGCGGATGGCCGCCCTCGCTCGCGCGGAGGATCGCGCTTGAACGCCATCGCCGCCTTGGACCAATCTGCGTCCACGCCCGTGAACGCCGCTCCCGCCAACATCGCGGCCGAGCAGGCCCTGTTGGGCGCGGTGCTGTACGAAAACCAGGCCTACGAGCGCGTGCCCGACCGCTTGCGCGCGGAGCACTTCCACGAGCCCTTCCATGGCCGCCTGTGGGCCGCGATGGTCGAGTTGATCGGCAAGGGCAAGCTGGCCGAGCCAGTGACCCTGCACAGCCGCTTCGAAGCCGACGGCGCCTATCAGGAACTCGGCGGTGTCTCCTATCTCGCCGATCTGGTCGACAAGGCGCCGCCGGGCTTCAATGCCGCCGAGTACGCCGAGCAGGTCTATGACCTGGCCCTGCGCCGCGCATTGCTCGAGATCGGGCAGGCCGTCGCCGCTGGGGTGAACGACGGGGCCACGCCAGCCTCTGAGCAGATCGCCGCGGCGGAGGAGGCGCTCTACACACTCGCCGAGCAGGGCGAAAGCGGGCAGGGCTTCCGCGAGTTCTCCGAGGTGGTCGCCGCATCCATCGGCATCGCCGCCGAGGCGTATTCCCGAGACGGCGGCCTGTCGGGGCTGTCCACCGGCCTGATCGACCTAGATCAGCTGATCGGCGGCCTTCACCCGTCCGACCTCGTGATCCTCGCCGGCCGGCCGTCCATGGGGAAAGCCCAACCCTTGGACGCTCGGGTGTTGATGCGGGACGGGTCTTGGAAGGCAATGGGCGCCTTGCGCCTTGGCGATGAACTGGCGTCCGTTGACGGTGCGGCGTCGCGCGTGGCGGGGATCTTCCCGAAAGGGCGGCGCGAGGTGTTCAAAGTGACGCTCAGCGATGGGCGGTCCACGCGAGCCTGCGCCGAGCATTTGTGGGCCATCGACAGCTGCAAGCTTTCTGGCCGGAAGGTCGTGCAGACCGATTGCCTGGCCAAGATGCTGGAGAAGGAGCGCTTCCAGCGTCGGGTTAGCCTGCCCCTCGCATCGGGCCACTTCGGCTCGGACGACGGGCTTCTGATCGACCCCTGGCTTCTCGGCGCCCTGATCGGCAATGGAGGCATGACGGGGGGCACGCTGAAGTTCAGCACGGCCGATGCTGCCACTCTCTACCGCGTACAGAAGGCGGTCGGCGCCGAGTGCGTTGTGTCGGCCGGAGGCGATTACGACTATCGCCTTAATCAGAGCGTCGCGAACGGCCTGACCGGCGCGCTCCAACATTACGGGCTCTGGGGAAAGGGCTCTCCCGAGAAGTTCATCCCTGCGGCATACAAGAGCGCCAGCCGCGAGAGCCGCATGGAGCTTCTTCGTGGGCTCCTGGATACCGACGGCTGGGTGGAGACGTTCGGCGCAGTCCGATACGCCACCTCCAGCCGGCAATTGGCCGATGACATAGTAGAGCTCGTCCGTTCCGTCGGCGGCGTCTGCGCTGTCTCGATCAAGAAGCCGACCTTCACCCACAAGGGCGAGAAGCGCGACGGCCTGGACAGCTACGTCCTGAACATGAGCCATCCAGACCGCGCCTCGTTGCTGAGCCTGAAGCGCAAGCAGCGCCGATGCGAAGCCGAGATGCGCTTCCGGGCCCCGACCGTCGTCTCGATCGCGTCGGATGGTGAGGAGCCAACGCAGTGCATCCGGGTCACGCATCCGTCGTCCCTCTACATCACCGACGACTACATCGTGACGCACAACAGCGCCCTGGCGGCCAACATCGCCTTTCACGTCGCCAAGTCCGGCGATCCGGCCGCCTTCTATTCCCTGGAAATGTCGGCCGAGCAGCTGGGCCTCCGCATCCTGGCCGACGTCGCCGGCGTCTCCGGTGACCGCATCCGCAAGGGCGAGATCAACGCCTCGGAGTTCGGACGCCTGCGCGACGCCGCCGCTGAGATCGAGCGCGCGCCGCTCCACATCGACGCCACGGGCGGCCTGTCGCTTGGCAAGCTGGCCGCCCGGGCCCGCCGTCTGAAGCGCCGCCGCGGCCTGAGCCTGATCGTTGTCGATTACCTGCAGCTCCTCACGGCCGGCCGCCAGAACTCCAGCGATGGCCGGGTGCAGGAAGTGTCGGCGATCACCATGGGCCTGAAGGCGCTGGCCAAGGAACTGAACGTTCCGGTGATCGCCCTGTCGCAGCTCTCCCGCCAGGTCGAGACGCGCAACGATAAGCGCCCGATGCTCTCGGACCTGCGCGAATCCGGCTCGATCGAGCAGGACGCCGACATGGTGTGGTTCGTCTACCGGGAGGAATACTACCTCTCCCGATCAGAGCCCCGCGAAGGCACGGCCGAGCACCTGACCTGGTGCGATGACATGAGCAAGGTCCAAGGCCTCGCCGAGGTGATCATCGGCAAGCAGCGCCACGGCCCCATCGGCACCGTCAAGCTGGCCTTCAACTCCGACCTGACCAAGTTCGGCAACCTCGCCCGCGAGGGGCGCTTCGAGGGCCGTGCGCTCGACTTCAGCGAACCGCGGGGAGGGCGCTAGTGAGCAGCCAACCCTGGATGAAGTTCTATCCCCGCGACTGGCGCGGCGACCAAGCCCTTCGGGTGGTGTCGCTGTCGGCCCGCGGGCTTTGGATTGAGATGCTGTGCGCCATGCACGAGGCATCTCCTTACGGCCATCTTCTGGTAGGCGGTCAACCTGTGAGTGATGCCGCGCTCGCCCGTCTCGTCGGAACCAACGTCGAAGAGGTCCAAGCTCTGCTTGTCGAGCTCGGCGACGCTGGCGTGTTCCGCCGCACGAGGGGAGGCGTCATCTACTCAAAGCGCATGACCGACGACCACAAGAGGTCGGTTGCTGGGCGAAAAGCCAAGGAAACCGCGCTCAGAGAAGTGTCTGAAAACGCAGAAGAAAATCCCGCGCCTTCAAGGCCCCCTTCAAGGCCCCCTACCACTCAGAAGCCAGAGAGCAGAAGGCAGAACAAAGAGGAGGATGCTGACGCATCCTTTGTCGCCGGCAAGCCGGACGACGTCCGCACAGCCTTCGATGAATGGAACGCGTTGGCCGAACGCTGCGGCCTACCCAAGGCCAAGCTCCTAGACGACGGGCGTCGGAAAGCGATCAGATCACGGCTGGCTGCCGGCGGTCTGGCTGCTTGGAGAAGCGCACTCGCCGAAGTGGAGCGAAGCTCGCACTGCCGCGGCGAGAATGACCGACACTGGCGGGCCGACCTAGATTTCGTCTGCCAGCCCAAGTCCTGGCGCCGGCTACTCGAGGGATCGTACACGGGCGGAGAGGCCGCGACTGCCGGCGCAGCGTCCCTGGCCGCGATCCCCAAGTTCCCGAACGCCGCGATCCGCGCCTACGTCGTCGACCACAAGAGCGAGGGCTGGGCGGTCTCGTTCCTCGACACCTGCGCTTATGCCGAAGCGCCTGACGGCCGAACCATCACGGCGCCAAACAGCTTCGTCGCCGGCAAGCTGCGCGCCGATGTGCCGGCCCTCGAGCAGCGCGGCATCCGCATCCTCGTCCAAACCGAAGCCATGCCCAGGAGCGTCGCATGACCACGACCATCGCAGACCTGGAAGCTGTGTTGCCGTCTGCCGCGCGCCGGCCCACGATCCATCTGATCGGCGAGGTCCCAATGGTGTTGCCGTGCCCGGTGGATCGGCTCGGGCCCATTCGGGAGCAGAAGGTTCTCCGCATCGAAGCGCGGGCCAGGGCAGGACTCGCCAGCCGGGAATTGGCGATCCTGATCCTCGCCGCCGAGGCCGGTTGGGGCATCACCGACCAAGACCGCCGCGAGGCCATGGCCAGCACCGAAGAGGCCTGGGAAGACGAGTTGATGGCCGTGCTATTTACCGGGGCCGAGGAGGCGGAGCGCCCGGCGCCGAAGCGGATCCAACTCCCGGATGCGGAGCGCGGGCTCACGCCAGCCCGGGTGAAGCGCGTCGACAAGCTGCACCGCAAGCTGCAACTCCCGACGCTGACCAAGGACGAACGCCAGGCCATCTGGGACGAGCTGCACGAGATCGAGCGAGGCCTGAACGACAACGAGGAGCAGGAGGCCTTGCGAGCGCACCTGATCATGCTGGAGACGCTGGAGAAGGGCCGCGGCGGCGAGATCGAAGGGGACGGCTCGATGCGCCTGACCCGGCGGGACGGCCTAGAGAGCCTGTTCAGCGCCGGCGGCCTCGACAAGAACCAGCATGACGCCCTGTGCCGCTATCGCGCGCTCTTCGAGACCGTCCGCGAAGGCCTCAAATCTCAGATGGGGAGCGCCGCCGGATCCGGTGAAGGCGAGGGCTGGCAGGAGAAACGCCTGCGCGCCCGCATCACCATTCAGGCCATCGAGACTCGCGTCCAAGCCGGAAGCCGCAACGGCCGCGGCCTGACGACCTTGCGGCTGGTGGCCGGGGAGGGGAGGACCATCAGCTCGATCAGCAAGGGCGGATCAGACCGGGCGCTCAACTCCCGGGCTCTGGTCAGGGCTGCCGACGATGCCGCAGACGTGCTCGGGATCCACTAGCTTGACAGTTTGGACATCTGGCCGCATTTTCCGTACAGCATCGCTTCGTGCGACCGAAACCGCCCCGAGCCTCACCGCCGGGGCGTTTCCATTTCAAGATCCCGAGCGAACGGGAGGCGATGAAGGCGGGGTCGGGTAGCCCTCCGCTGGAGCCGCCCTAGTAGGCCAGCACGCGGCGGATGCGTGCATAGGACGCTGGCGTAGCTCAGCCGGTAGAGCCTTGGGTCGCGGGTTCGAGTCCTGCCGCCGGCGTCCGCCCCATTCCCATCTCCGCCCTGCATACCAGTCAGGCCGACGGAGAACCGCTGCGGAGTCGCAGCACACAAGCGCCGCCCCTGCCATCGCCCTGAAACCGCGGGACTGGTGCCTGCGCCCGCCCTTGTCGGGCTAGGGGAAGGCGGGGGCGGTCGCTCAGCGCTTGGCCTTCGGCTGCTTGAGGCGGGAGCCGGGCGCGGTCGAGGACGGCCCGAGCTGCACGCTCGACAGCGCTGCCATCGGCGGGATCGTCGCTCTTGTGGGTTCGGCCCGCGTCTTCGGGAATGCGGCTCGGACCGGCGCCGGTAGGCTTTCCGGACCCTGAGCCTTGGCAAAATCGATCGTGGTCCATTCGGGGTTTTCAGGGTCGGGCTTGGCCGGCTCAAGCGCCTTCTCTATCGCGGCCTCCATTCGCGCTCGCCAGTCGTCACCCCTGGCCTTGTAGGCGTCGAGCGTGGACTGGCGCAGCCGTAGGGTGACGACTTCCTTGCGGTCCGAGGATGGTGGGCGGCCAACGGGGCGGACGGGCAACTCGGGCTCTGGACGCTCCTGCAACCCAAGCCCGCTCGACACTTCGCGAACGGTGGCCACGGCCACTTCTGACGTAACGGCGAACCATTCCCCTGCTAGGCGGAATGAATGAAGCTTGGCATGAGCTGCGGCTTCGACAGCCATTGCGCCGGGACGATCAAACCGCATCGTGAAGCGAAGCGCTAGGCGTTCAGCAGAGGATGTCTGTAGGCGTTCTCGTCGCTTCCGCGCGTCGCCCGCATGGCCGATTTTGATCCGACCATCCTCGCGTTCGATCACGTAGACGCTGCTCTCTTCCATCGTTAATCCTCCGCGTTTTGAGTAGAACGACAATAGCGGAAAACGCGACGAAAATACCATCGCGTAGTACGAAAAAGGAGCCGCTATGCCGGCCGATGACACCGCGGCGGCGCCGGACGGAAAGCGCCGCCCCACGGCCGACGATCTAGCCGACCTGATGTTCCTGGTCTCGGAGGGCAAGTCGCTTCGAGCCGCGTGTCGGGAATTGGGCCTGGACCCGCCGTCGACGCACACCTGGCTCGATGAGGACGACGGCCGACGCCAACAATACGCCCGCGCGCGCGAATTGCGGGCCGAGGTGCACGCCGAGCGAGGCCTGGAGATCGGGCTGGCTGCGGCCACCGGGGTCGCGGTCGAGATCGACGGCGAGAAGCACACCATCGACCCGCAGGGCGCGCGGACGGCGCTGGATGCGATTAAGTGGGCGACGGCGCGCATGTCGCCGAAGACCGCGCCCACCACCAAGATCGACCTGACCTCGCGCACCCGCGCCATGACCGACGAGGAAATTGCCGCCGAGCTCGCCGAGATGGGTGGCGCGACCGGCGAGGAGTAATCGATGGCGGCCACGTTCCGACTGCCAAATGGCCGGGACGTCACCCGCGAAGAGGCTGAGCGCTACATCGAACTCAGGCGGGAGCAACACCGCCGACGCGAAGCCAAGAGACTGGAGACAGAGCGCGACGCGATCCTGGCCAACTGCCAGACGCTCCACGGCTTCATCCGCGAG